CGCTACAGCTCATTGAGTCTTCAGCAGCTAACATTACACAAAACGGTAAAGAAGTTATCTTCGATACTCACATTGGACGTAACCAGGGAATCGGTGCACGTGGCGTTCGCGAGAAGCTACCAGTTGCCGGAGCTCAGAAGTACAAGCAAGCTCACCTATACCTCACAAACCTATACGGTTCTATTGAGGTTGACGGACAGCTATTCGAGCAGGCATCCGAGAACTACCAGTCATTCATCAACGTTGTTGACAACGAAATCAAGGGCCTAAGAAAAGACCTAGCTAACGATCTAAACCGTCAGGTTTACGGAGATGGCTCAGGTAAGTTGGCAGTAGTTACTGCTCAGCCTTCTTCTTCAACCTTGACCGTTGACACTGACCACTACCTACAGGTCGGAATGACCTTTGACGTGGTTGACCCAACAACTGGTGTAAAGCAGCAGTCAGGTGCAGCAAGCTCGCTAGAAATCACAGCAATTAACGAAACAACCAACGTAATTACAGTGTCCGGTACTCTTGGTACCTTCAACACCAACATCAGCGCTGGTGACTTCCTAGTTCGTTCTTCCAACGGAGTAAACTCCTTCGGTAAGGAATGGACTGGTCTAGGTGCAATCGTTAAGGCTACTGGTGAACTACACGAAATCGACCCAGCCAGCTACCCAGTATGGGCAGCTACAGAGGTTGCTCTTGGAACCCCAGGAGTATCCACTGGCGCTCTAACTGAGTTGGCTTTGATCAACCTAGTTCAGAAGGTTGACAAGCAGGGTGGAGATGTAGATGTAATCCTAGCTAGCCCAGGCGTTTTCAACGCTTACTGGGACTTGCTACAGGGTCTACGTCAGTTCACCAACGGTGCAACCCTTGAGGGTGGTCAGCGTGCGTTCTCATTCGACGCAGTTGGCAAGCCAATCAAGTTCGTATCGGACTACGCAGCTCCACCAAGCACCTTGTACGCGCTAAGCTCGAAAGAGATTGTGGTTAACCGCAAGCGCGACTGGGCATGGATGGACCGCGATGGTTCTATGTGGTCACGTGTCGCAGACACCGACGCATACGAAGCACGTTACTACCAGTACTCTCAGCTAGGTACCTACCGCAGAAACGCACACGCGGTACTATCTAACATCACCGAGAAGTAAACAGTAAATAATTGCCCGTGGGGATAGACCCGTCTCATCTATCCCCACGGGTTTTACTTTATACTTAACTTAGGAGGCAATAAATATGAGCTATATAGAATTTGACAAGATTGACGGGCTATACTCAACGGATCACCGTAGGGTTGCTGAGGTTATTCGGGACCTTTTTCCGACAGTTAGATTAATCCGAGTAGATTCGCTACATCCATCTTTTGATCCAGAACGGCCATTTGCGCTAGTAGATGAGCCCCACATGCTACCTCCGTACGTAATCAGGTACATGCGGGAGTCTGAAGTGGATCAAAGGCTTGTTGCTTGGCTTGTAGAAAACAACATGCACGACCCAAACTCAAAAGTAAATAGGCTTCAGATTTTAGAAATGGCTGAAGCCGCCATGAAGGCCAAGCGTGAGCTAGAATGGATGGAGGAAAAGAAGGACATGATGAAGTCCATCGTAAGTTCCCGCAAGAACGAATACCGCCACAATGGAAAGGTACTTAGGAAGTAATGCCAGCAGAACTATTTACTAAAACTGCCCTAGACGTCATAACCCGCGTTAAGACTCAGTTTGGAGACTCCTCTGGAGCCCAGATCACCGATGAGGCGATTATTCGCTGGATCAACGATGGCCAACAGGAGATCGTAAACAATAACGCAATTCTAAAAGACGTCAAGTACTCAAACGTTGTAAAGGGTCAGGCTGAATACAGCTTCCCAACTGACAAGGTTCAGTACATTGAGGCTGTTTCGGTAAATAACAGACCGGTAAGAAACCTTTCTGCTCAGGGAGCTAGAGAGTACATTCTTCAGCAGGACCCTCAGTCAGAGCAAAAAGCAGACATGCCACTTATCTGGTACGAGCGTGCCGGCATAATTACTTTTTACCCAGTCCCAGACAAAGATTACACAAACGGATTAAAGCTCGAATACGTTAAGATGCCTACCGATGTAACCACATCAGCAAGCGCCTTAGCTATTCCAGACCGTTACCTTAATGAGCTTGTTAACTACTGCATGATTCAAGCTCTTGAGTTTGACGAAAACTACGCAGCTGCACAAGCAAAAGCTGGACAGTTTAGAGAAGGCCTAGACCGCATGTATCTAAAGGAGAACCTGTCACAGAACGATCTGTACGAGCAGATCCTACCGGACCCGTTGGATTATGTCTGATATAGTACGGGAACGCTCTGCCGTACTAAATAACTTCTCCGGAGGTCTAAACAACTTCTGGGATCCTTCGGCTATTGCTGAGACAGAAGTTCCATTCCTGCAGAACCTAGAATTTTCGCCAACTGGTGCTTTGTCCTCTAGGCCTTCTATATTTGACACGGGTACAACCTTCCCTGAAGCCAACACATTCTTTAACATTCTCGGTTACTACGTGTCTCAAAATGGTACGCGATCCGCAATAGTTGTATCTCCTACTAAAACATACGTTTGGAACTTGGCTAGCACTTGGACTGAGATTTGGAATTTTCCTGCAGCTGACTTTGTGCAGTATCAAGACTATGTAATTATGTGCCGTATCAACGGTGCAGGTGCGTACTGGAACGCCAACGGAGCGCCAGGATATAACGCCGGTACTGGGCTTTGGACCGTAACGGGATCAAACACTTCTACAATTGCAACCATGCCAGCCGGTAGGGGTATCGAGCTACACCAAGAACGCTTATTCTTGTTTGGCCCACTAGACAGCGCTTCTCAATCAATCATGTACTGGTCAAACATCTCGGGAGAAATAGACGGATTCCCTGGTAAGGACTGGCGCTGGTGGGAATCTGCAACCAACCTAGTTTCCGTAAATGGCGGAGATGGCCAATGGATCACTGGTCTAGTTGCTGGATACAACGACATTACAATTTTTAGAAACGCCTCAACGTTTAGATACACATTTAGCGAGCTTCCAGAAGAAGGAGTCATTGCTAAAGTGCAGGACGGTATTGGAGCTGAAAACCAATACTGTATAGCACGTTACGAGAACAGCCTTTTTGTACTTAGTGCTGATCAGCTATACCTTTACAACAATGGAAACTTCACATCCTTAAACGATCAAAAAGTTAGGTTTGAAGAAGCTGCCGGGTCTCAGAACTTAAAGATCCGTTACTCGGTATCAATACTTGGTTCTCGAGCAATAGTTAATTACGGTGGTTCGATTTATGTTGCCCAGCTTAAAACCGGAACATGGTCAACTTGGAAATCAAGCACTGAAATCGGTAGATTAGTACAGGTCCCGACTCAGGCAAATAACATTGGCGAAGCTAAGTTTGCCTATGGTGTTTCAGCTAGCGCAACTGCTGCAAAATGGAAAATGTACAAAATGATTGATCACACACACGATGATAGTGATCCTGAAACTATTGAGTGTATTTTGCGTACTAAAATCTATGACTTCCAATCCCCCACCGAATGGAAAAGAATGTACTGGTGGGCCGCTGACGTAATGGCGTCTGGTACCGTCACAGCAAAAGCTTTCCCTGTATCCCTATCAGCAACACAGGCAAGCTGGGATGCCTTGGATTACTCGGGCGCGGGCGACACCGAGTTTATTACATGGGATAAAGCAGATGGTGTTTGGGATAACCCTACGGCTACAGCAAGCTTTGTGTCCACCCTAGTAGACACTGGATACACCTACAAACAGCGCCTAAGCCTTAAACTGGACCACGGACTACGCTTCCGTAGGGTATACTTTGAATTGTACTTAAACTGTGACGGGACAGTTGATACATCGCCAGCCCAGATATTTAGCATTACTCCGATGATTGGAACAAAAGCTAAGACGTCAGACAGGACAAGTTAATGCCTAACACAGGTCAATACAATCCTTTCGCTGCCGGCAAAAAGGTTTACGGATCCGGTCGCTACAACCCAACAGCCGGTCCAGTTGATAAAACTGGATATGCTGACCGTGAAAGAAAAAGAAAAGTCAAGTTGAACGCTCTTGGAGCCAGAACTAAGGCAAATCAAAAAGGTGCCTTTGCTAGCTCCAGTGTCTTAAGGTACGGTAAATAATGGCAACTACAGGAAGCGCTGGTGCAGCCGATCCAATGGCTAGCATTCTTAACGACCCTTTATACCAAGAAGCTTTAAAGGCTTATTACAACGAAACCTATATTCCTGGTCTTACCCAAAGCCAGTACAACATTGGGCAGTCAAAGTCTAGATTAGTTGAAAACGACTTAACCCGCGCCCAAGCTCAAAGAGAAGCTATTCAAAGAACCGCTGGTGGATATGCTTCCCGTGGCTTTAGATCTCCAAAGATGGTTACAAAAGACTTTGCTGGCATTCAGGGTAGAACCGCTGCTCAGCGCAGGGAAGAAGAGGCTGGCATAAACGCTCAGCAAAACCAGCAAGATGTTCTTTACGGAGCAAATCCAAACCTAGGGGGCTTCTTCAAAGACCCTACTAGCTATGGATCAATCGGTGCTGGTGCTCGTCGTGCATCTTTGGCTGAGCTATTTAGCTTGACCGACAAGTACAAAGAACTAGGATTAGGATACTAACATGAGTCTTTATGGTGATACTGGAAATTCTTTTAAGAACAATCCAATAGCAGACTTTTTTGCCGGACTAGGACAGTTTGGAAAAAAGTTTGGAGAAGTTAGTCAG